TTTACATCCATCATTGTGGATGAGGCTCACCATTGCTTGTCCGATGGGTACCAGCGGGTTTTGGGGCACTTCCCAGATGCAAATGTGCTGGGGGTGACGGCTACACCGGACCGGGGCGATATGCGCAACCTGGGGCAATATTTTGACTCCTTGGCCTACGAGTACACCCTGGCCAAGGCTATCCGAGAGGGCTACCTGTCGCCGATCAAGGCGGAGACCATTCCGCTGAAGTTGGACCTCAGCGGCGTAGGCGTCCAATCTGGCGACTTTAAGGCCGGGGATCTGGGCACGGCGCTGGACCCGTATCTACACTCCATCGCCCAGGAGATGGCCGCCAGATGCGCCAATCGGAAAACGGTTGTGTTTCTGCCGCTGGTCAAAACGTCCCAAAAATTCCGTGACATCTTAAATGCTGCCGGATTTCGGGCGGCGGAAGCCAACGGCGAGAGCCGGGATCGAGCGGAGATCCTGCAGGACTTTGCAAATGGAAAGTACAACGTCCTGTGCAACTCCATGCTGCTCACGGAGGGCTGGGATTGCCCGTCTGTGGATTGCATTGTAGTCCTGCGGCCCACCAAAATCCGGAGCTTGTACTGTCAGATGGTAGGACGCGGTACCAGGCTCAGCCCAGGAAAAGATCATTTGCTTCTGTTGGACTTTTTGTGGCACACCGAGCGCCACGAACTTTGCCATCCCGCCAGCCTAATCTGCGAAAATGCAGAGGTGGCGGAGAAAATGACTGAAGATATCGCAGAAGCCGGTTGCCCGGTGGACATTGAAGAAGCAGAACAGAAAGCCAGCGAGGATGTGGTAGCCCAGCGGGAGGAAGCCTTGGCCAACAAATTGGCCGAAATGAAATCCAGGAAGCGCAAGCTGGTGGATCCCCTGCAATTTGAAATGTCCATCCAGGCGGAGGATTTGTCCAGCTATGTACCGTCCTTTGGATGGGAGATGGGGCCACCGACCACTAGGCAGATCAGTACCCTGGAAAAGCTGGGCATTTTCCCGGACGAAATCGGAAGCGCTGGAAAGGCCGCCATGCTGCTTGATAGATTGGATAAGCGCCGGGCCGCTGGCTTAACTACGCCAAAGCAGATCCGGTGTCTGGAGAAATACGGATTTCAGCATGTGGGGCAATGGCCTTTCGAGGCTGCCAAAAAGATGATTGATCGCATTGCCGCCACCGGATGGCGGGGATGCCCAAAAGGTATAGATCCCAAGACTTACGATTGGAGGGCCGGCAATGGAACACAGAACTGATCTGCTGGAAATATTACAATACATTGATCCGGCCATGCTGGACTATCAGGACTGGATTAATGTGGGGATGGCCCTAAAGGCAGAGGGCTACGACTGCTCCGCCTGGGACGCTTGGAGTCAGGCGGACGGCCGCAGGTACCACCCAGGAGATTGCACCCGGAAGTGGGAGAGCTTTCGGGGCAGCTCCACCCCCATCACCGGCGGCACCATCGTCCAACTGGCCAAGGAACAAGGCTGGACGCCGGTGTCGGGCGGCCACGCCCTGGATTGGAATGATGAGATTGGCGATGATGATTACAAGATCGTGGATAGCTCTTGGCTGGAAGGCCGGGAGTTCCACGAGCCACCAGTCTGGGATCCGGTGCGGCAGCTGACGGAATACCTGGAAGTACTATTTGAGGCGTCTGAAAACGTCGGGTATGTCACCGCCAGCTGGGAGAAGGACGGGAAATACTTTCCGTCTAAAGGCTCCTGGGACCGCACAGCAGGAGAATTGATCGAGCAGCTCAACCATTGCGGCGGGGACATTGGGGCCGTCCTGGGCGACTACAATCCGCAGGTGGGGGCCTGGATCCGCTTCAATCCCATGGACGGTAAGGGCTGCAAGAACGAAAATGTCACCGATTATCGGTACGCCCTGGTAGAATCCGACACCATGGAGCTGGAGAAGCAGTACGCCATGATCAAAGAGCTGGAGCTGCCAGTTGCCTGCCTGGTGTACTCCGGCGGAAAGAGCGTCCACGCAATTGTGCGGATTGAAGCGGCCAACTATGATGAGTACCGCAAGCGGGTGGACTATCTCTATGACGTGTTGAAGAAAAACGGCATGGCGGTGGATACTCAGAATAAGAATCCATCCCGCCTGAGCCGGATGCCGGGCGTACAGCGGGGCAAAAACAAGCAGTACATCATAGATGCCAACATAGGTAAAAGCAGCTGGAAAGAGTGGCAGGAGTGGATTGAGGGCGTGAACGACGACCTGCCGGATCTGGAGAGCCTGTCCAATTTTTGGGATAATCTGCCCCCTCTGGCTCCGTGTCTGATCGAGGGAGTGCTGCGCCAAGGGCACAAAATGCTGGTGGCAGGTCCATCAAAGGCCGGCAAATCTTTTGCCCTGATCGAGCTGTGCATCGCAATTGCCGAGGGCAAGCAGTGGCTGCAATGGCAGTGCGCCCAGGGCAAGGTCCTGTATGTCAACCTGGAGCTGGATCGGGCCAGCTGCTTACACCGGTTTCGGGATGTGTACACAGCCCTGGGCTGGCGGCCCGAAAATATTTCCAACATAGATATCTGGAACTTGCGCGGCAAGTCCGTGCCCATGGACAAGCTGGCGCCCAAGTTGATTCGCCGGGCTACCAAGAAAAATTACATTGCCATCATCATTGATCCGATCTACAAAGTCATCACCGGCGACGAGAACAGCGCGGACCAAATGGCCAATTTTTGCAATCAATTTGACAAGGTTTGTACAGACCTGGGCTGCGCTGTAATCTACTGCCACCACCACTCCAAGGGCGCTCAGGGCGGCAAAAAATCTATGGACCGGGCCTCTGGCTCTGGCGTGTTTGCCCGGGACCCGGACGCACTATTGGATCTGGTGGAGCTGGATTTGACGGATGCTGCGATTACCCAGCAACAAAACAAAGCGGCTGCAGAGAGCTATCTACAGTGGATCCGCAGTGATCGGCCAGAGCTGCTGGAGCAGGTATCCCAGGACGATATGTGCAGCGCTGCAGCCCTAAGGGATATCGTCCAGAGCGGTATCCCAAGGTGGCTGTTCGAGGGTGTGCAGGCCCAAGCAGAGGCTGCAAAAGAGGCAGCAAAAGCAGTCACCGCCTGGCGCGTGGAAGGCACTCTGCGGGAGTTTCCTAAGTTCCCACCGACAAACCTATGGTTCCGGTACCCGGTCCATCTGGTGGACGATTCTGGCATTCTGGGGGATCTGGAGCCGGACTCACAAGAGCCAAACTGGAAACGAGGGAGCCGTAAAGCAAAGGAAAGTGCTGAGCTAAAGCGGCGGAATAAGGCGGAGGAATTCGCAGATGCAGTGGAGAATTGCAACGCCGGAGAGCCGCCTACAATTGCCGACTTGATGAGTTGGTACGCCAATTCTGGGAGAAATGTCTCAGAGCGTACCATTCGAGATTGGGTCAAAAAGTTCGGTTTTTGCCTGAATCCAGAAAATAAAAAAATTGTCAGGTCTTGCGGAGAATCCTAAAATCCAGGAATCCCCGCAGTGCGGGGAAACCTAAAAAATCAGGATAGTTCAAGTAGCTATAAATACTCAGCAGCTTGCAATGTCCTGAAGTTTTCAGGATTCCCCGGAAATTGAAGAGTCCTGCATTTTCAGGAATCCCCGCAGTGCGGGGAAACCTACCCCCCTACGGGGGGTATTCAGAGATCCCCGCATTCGCGTCGTCACGCTCAGTACGGTAGGAAGGGGGCTTATGAAGCAGCCCCCTTCCCCTACCTGAGCATGACGTGACAATTCAGGCTTTTGCAAAAAATCAAAAAAGTTGGTTGGTTTTGTAATTTACCTCGCAAAAGTGAACGGAAAGGAGCGCAAACATGGTGATCGAATTTTTCGTGCCGATGAATCCACCTACTGTGACTCACCAAGAGAAGCAGGTTCGCGTGAAAAACGGCAAGCCGATATTTTACGAACCGGCAGAGCTAAAGACAGCCAGGGCCAAACTTCGAGATCACCTGGCAAAGCGCCGGCCAGAGCAACCGCTTACTGGCGCAGTCAGGCTGGCGGCTAAGTGGTGTTTCCCCAGAGGCCGTCACAGGGACGGGGAATACCGGATCACAAAGCCCGATACAGACAATCTTCAGAAGCTGCTGAAGGATGTGATGACTGCTGTGGGCTTCTGGCAAGATGACGCACAGGTGGCGTCGGAGATCGTAGAAAAGTTCTGGGCGGAGATTCCTGGGATTTACATTCGGGCGGAGGAAATGGCATGAGTGCAAAAGAGTGGACCACTGAGGAGCTGGAGGATCTGGCATATAAGCGGGAGCTGATGCCGGATCTCAGGAGCCAGGCACAAGTGCTCCTGTTCCAGTCCTTCCGGGAGCTGTACCAGTATGCCGCCATGGTGGGGATGTCCCAGGAGCTAGGGAGGGCTGAAAAGACCAAAATCCTGGAGGTGTACCGGATCAACAAGTTTTTGGAGGATATGCAGGAGCGGACGAACCAGATGTGGAAACGCATCGAAGCCGCCTCCTCCGAATATCGAAAATCCCCATCCATCGAGGCGGCAGATAAGCTGCTGGAGGCGATTTATGGGGTGGAAAGGAAGCAACCTATGGAGGGAGTGGTAGGGAATGAGTAAGCGCGTGTTGGACGTAGCTTGCGGAAGCAAGATGTGTTGGTTTAACAAAGAAAATCCCGATGTAGAATTTTGCGACAAGCGGGTGGTAGAACGGCAAGAATACTACCCCGGCAGATTTATAGAAATCAAGCCAGACACGGTTTGCGACTTTACAGATCTGCCCTTTATAGATGGCTCATATAAGCTGGTAGTGTTTGATCCGCCGCACCTAACTTGGGCCGGAGAAACCAGTTGGATGGCTCTAAAATACGGGTATCTAAAAGGCGAATGGAAAGAAATGCTCCGAAAAGGTTTTTCTGAGTGTTTCCGGGTGCTGGACAAAGACGGTGTACTCATTTTCAAATGGAGCGAGGTACAAATCCCGCTCAGGGAGATATTGCCATTAGCGCCCTACTCTCCATTATTTGGGCATAGGAGCGGTAAAAATATGAATACACATTGGCTTTGCTTTATGAAGCCAGCAGAAGGGAAGGTAATAGAAAATGACACGGAAAAAGCTAAGGGCTAAAGCTACTCCAGCACCGCCCAACATCCAATTGTCCTTTTTCACAGGGGGCTATGTCTACTGCTGTCCATTTTGCTGCAGTCCTCTTGCCCCCCCCGCGCAAGGATGTGCCATATAGGTGCCAGGTGTGCGGGCAGCCGATTAAATCGAATAGCGAGAAAGCGAGGTGGTAATCATGCCTAAGCCATGGGAAAATGCATCCGGCTATCCGGATCCAACCGCATACCAAGCAATCCAAGCGGCAGATGAGCAAGCCAAACGGGTTGACAGTGTGATACGGGTAATCAAGTACATCATTGGGTTGGCAGGATTTGAGTTGATTGCCAGGATCGAGATTAGGGATCGGCGGACTGGGAGGGAGTGGAAGTGATAGTATGAGCTATGCGCGGTATGACTGGTGGGGATACGTTCGTGCTGTGGTCCGGAAGTATCCAAGCTTGCGTAAAGATTTGGAGGATTTACACACGCAATCATTGGCTATTGACTACAGCGGTTTGCCACGAGGAAGCGGGGCGGGGCGCGCGGTAGAAGCTTTGGTCATACGAGAGCTACCATCCTGTAAGCAGCGAGAGTATGAGGCTGTTTGCGCAGCAATCCGAGATACTGAGCGCATGGAAAATGGGAGTGACCGGCTGAAAGTGGTGGACTGGGTGCATTGGAAGCGGAGCTTGACAATATCCGGGGCGGCGCTCAGGGTTCCCTGCAGTTACAAAACAGCTCAACGATGGCAGGCGGACTTTGTAAAACGGGTAGCTGCATACCTCGGTTTTTTTGATGATTGACCGCAAGATGTACCAATGGGCACAAGAATCCGTGCTATACTGGTACCATCCAAAAAGCAAAAAGCCCCACCGGGCGGACTGGTGGGGTCTTTTGTGTGCAAAAATGTGAGGCCAGGGAGTGATCCCTAGCCTCTTTCTGTTACCGGTCGGCCACCTGCAGTTTGGCTCGCAGGCCCTCCTGCAAGACCTGTGAGAAGTTCACCCCGGCACTTTCCGCCAGATAGCAGAGCCAACTGGGCAGCGTGACGTTCTTCCGTACGGTCCGCATATCGTTGGCCCGGCGGTAAGCGCCGAAGTCGATATCCACCAGAGTCACAATTTCGTCCGGTTCGTGTGCCGGCACAAGGTTGGACGGTTCTGGGATGGGATGTCCGGCATCCTGCTCGCAGATGCCCCACAGGCCAATGGCGTCTCTGGCCATTTCGATGCACTCTGCAACGTTTTCGCCCTGGGTGCCAATTCCCAGATCCGGGACGTCAACCGAGTAGCCGCCCGCCTCTTCCGGATGCAGGACGATTGGATAAATCAGTTTCGCCATGATTGTTTGCACCTCCTATGATGCTGGCAAGCAAGGGCTCATTTCAGCCCTTGCCGCCGGATGATGGCTTTCGCCAGTTGCTCCTTGATTTCACCGTGCCGGGGGATTGGCTCAGATCGCTGACCGTTGGTGTATATGTCATGGTTTGAGCCGTTGCGGAGGAGCCACCAGCCGTTGGATTCCAGGAGCTTGATCAGGTCTCTACGTTTCATGTTCTCTCCTCCTCACATCTATATTATACGCATTGAATGCGTATTTGTCAAGAACTATTTTGGAAATTTTTAGAAAGGTGGTGGCACGGATGGGCGAGCTCCAGAGAAAGCAGCACGAATTATTTTGCCAGGAATATGTAGTGGACTACAATGGCACGCAGGCGGCTATACGCGCCGGGTACAGCGATAAATCTGCTAGGCAGCAAGCTACACGGTTGCTTGCAAATGCGGCCATCCTCGCGCGTGTGCGGGAGCTACAGCAGGATCAGGTGCGGCGCCTGGCCATCACTCAGGATTATGTGGTGCTGCAGCTGATGGATACTTATCGCTGCTGCCGAGAGCCTACGCCGGTGCTGGAGTGGGATCCGGAGGCACGGGAGATGGTGGAGAGCGGCAAATACCAATTCGATAGCAAGGGCGCCCTGCGTGCCCTGGAGCTGATTGGGAAGCATTTGGGTATGTATCAGGATCGCCTTAAGGTGGATGGCAAGTTGGATACTGGCCAGCTGGGCAAGGTGCTGGCGCAGTTGCGCGGTGATAGCAATGGCTGATTTACTGCTATCCGATAAGTACAAAGCATTCCTACGCTGCAACGCCCCTGTGGAGTTTTTGGAGGGCACAACTGCCGCCGGTAAGACTACAGTGGGGCTGTTTAAATTTATCCTCCGGTGCGCCGAAAGTCCAAAGCGGTTGCACATCATGTCCGGCCTCGATCAAGGAACTATTGAAAAAAATATTATCGCAAAAGAATTAGGCATATTGGATGACTTTGGCGATTTGGTGGAGTACTGGCCAGGTGGCCGTGGGGAGAACAAAATGGCCCACATCGTCCTCCATGCGCCCGGTGGCGATAAGATAATCTACGTGCTGGGCTACTCAGATGCCGCCAGGTGGAAAAAAGCACTGGGCGGCCAGTATGGATGCCTGTACATCGATGAGATCAATGTGGCTGATATGGATTTTGTCCGGGAGGCCGCCATGCGGTGCGACTATCTTATGGCCACGCTCAATCCAGATGATCCGGGATTGCCGATTTACGAAGAATTTATTGATCATAGCCGTCCACTTCCTGCCTGGGCGGCAGACACGCCAAAGGAAATTGTGGGCCAGTTGTGCCAGCCGGAAAAGCCCGGTTGGGTGCACTGGTTCTTCTCTTTTGAGCATAATTTAGGTCTTTCCGCTGAGAAGCGGGAGCAAATTATTTCCATGGTCCCCCCAGGGACTAAGCTTTATAAAAATAAGATCCTAGGCCTTCGTGGCAGGGCAACGGGGCTGATTTTCAGCCTGGAGCCCAGGCATCTAATCCACGCGGCAGATCTTCGGGCCGCCATGGAGGAATCCTCACTGCATTGGGTGCAATTGTCTTGTGGTGTGGACACGTCCTACAGCCAGCAAAGCGATGATACTTTTGCGTTTGCGTTTGATGGGATCCTGCCCGACCGGCGCAAGGTGACATTGGCAGTGGAGATCCACAGCAACAAAGACCGGGCCTCCGGCCGCCTGCAGCCCCTGGCACCCAGCGACATTCCCCCTCTGCTGGTTGATTTCCTGGAGCGCCAGAGGGCCGCATGGGGCTTTGCGCGGACGGCGTATATCGACAGCGCCGACCAGGCGACTATCACCGAATGCCGAAAGTACAAGCGTCTGAGCGGCTGCATCTACGATTTTGCCCCAGCGTGGAAGAAGATGCCGGTGTTGGACCGAATCAACTTGGAATGCGGTTGGCTGGCCCACGGGGACCACCTGGTGGTGGAAGAGGCTTGCGGACCGCTGATCCAGGAGTACAACAGCTACAGTTGGGACGAAAAAAAGGACAACACTCCGGAGGACCGGAATGATCATGCGGTGAACGCCGAGCAGTATGCCTGGTTGCCGTACAAAGACAAGATCGGGGCGGTGCAAAAGTGAAATTTTGGGAGAAGGTGAAGAGCATGATTCGCAGTTGGCTGGAAATCCAGCCGGCACCGGGGCGGGGCCTGACCATCCGAGAGCCGGTTAATCATGAGACCAACGTACTGCGCAACAAGATCTGGTACCGGGGCGATGCGTCGGAGCTGGATCAGTTGTTTAAGCTGCTGGGGGATGACTCCGTGGCGCGGGCCCGATTTTGGGCAGCGGCACCGGACAAGGAGACGATCCGCAAGGCCCACAGTGGCCTGCCTGGCATTATGGTGGATACGCTGGCAGGCGTGGTCAAGGCGGATTTGGCCGACCTAGATTTTGGCAGCGACCGCGATGTTGCAGCCCGATGGCAAGCCCTGGCGGATGACAATGATCTGCCCAGACTGGTAAGCCAGGCGGTGGCGGAGACGCTGGTCACCGGCGATGGAGCGTTTAAGATCAGTCTGGACCCGGATATTTCGGACGGCCCTATTCTGGAGTTCTGGGGGGCGGATCGGGTGGAGTATGTGCGCAGACACGGGCGTGTCCGCGAGGTGCACTTTCTTTCACCGATTGGCGATAAAGGGCGGCTACTGCGGGAGATTTACAGCCCTGGAGGAGTACGGTATGAACTGCTGGATGGGGACAAGGCGATTCCTTTGGGCGCCGAGCCAGATGCTGCTGATTTAAAGCCTGTGACATTCGCGGGAGACTTTATCTTGGCTGTGCCGCTGCAGTTCTGGCCCTCCAGCCGGTGGCGCGGGCGTGGGCAGTCCATATTTGATAAGAAGACAGATGCTTTTGATACCCACGATGAGATTATAAGCCAATGGATGGACGCAGTCCGATCCGGGAGGGTGCAGCGGTACATCCCGGAGAATCTGTTGCCCAGAGACCCTAGCACCGGTGCAATTATGCGTCCGGACCGCTTCGGTGCTGAGTACATCACCATCGAGGGGCAAACGGCTAAGGAGGCTGTTTCCGATAAGATTGACACCGTGCAGCCCGAGATCCGCTATGAGGCGTTCCTGGCTAGCTATACCGCCACTTTGGATATGTGCCTGCAGGGCGTCATGTCCCCGGCCACCCTGGGCATTGACGTGGGCAAAATGTCCAGTGCCGAGGCCCAGCGCGAGAAGAAAGATGTGACCGGCTTTACACGGAATGCCATTACAGACGCGCTGGAAAAGGCGCTGCCACAGTTGGCACAGATCGCCTTGGCGGCTCAGGACATTCTGCAAGGCCGCTCCCCTGTCACGTATGAGGCGACCGTAAGCTTTGGCGAGTATGGCGCGCCTGACTTTGATAGCCGGGTGCAGACCATCTCCAATGCTGCCGCCGCAAGCATCATGAGTGTGGAGGCCCAAGTGGAAGAGCTCTGGGGATCCAGCAAAGATGATGAATGGAAAGCTGGAGAGGTGTCCAGGATCCGGCGGGAACGGGGTGTGGAGGAGTTGCCCGAGCCTGCCGTAGGGCTTGAAGTATGACGCCCCTGGAGATTGTGGGGCTGTGGGAAAAGCTGGAATTGGAGCTTACCAGCAGCCTACGGCGCAACCTTGCGAGACACAAAGCGCAAGAGGCCAGAGAGGGCGGGCAGAACGGCATACCGGAGCACTGGGAAGCCTGGCAGGCTGCTAAGCTCCGGGATGTCCGGCGATTCCGACGGGAGAACGAGGCGCTGCTAGGGCGGTATGCGCCCAAAATCAACGTAGAAACAGAGAAGATGCTGGAGGAGCAATATGTAGAAGGTGGCTCTGATGGCTTTTTCCGATCTTCTGACGCCAGGCTCCAAGCCCTTATGGATGAGATGCAGAATAACGAAGCCAGAGTTGGCCGGGCATCCCTGCGGTACATGGACGATGTGTACCGGCGGACTATCCTACGGACTGCCACCGCCCTGAACGCCGGTGGAATGACCTACCAGAAGGCTGTAGACGAGGCCACAAAGGACTTTTTGGCCCAAGGAATCAG